CGTCCACAAGTTTTCCGTATATCATTTAATCACCCCCACGCAAAAGAGCCTGTGCCCTGATTGTATAAAGTCCGCCGTCTTATTAAATCGTACATACAAGGCACGCCGTCAGCATCGAGGCATGGGCGCATATCGCAAATAAGCTCGCCGTTTTCATAGAATCGGCAATAATAAATCTGTGATTTGCTCATATTAGTTGCACCCGTCGGAGTGTGTCGAGCAAAGAGGTATATTGTTTGCTCAGACCCGACATATCCTGCATCCTCAACCGTTTTTGTTCTTTCTTTACCCGCGCCGTCTGTCACTTTGAATAAATTCCCGATGTTGCGCAAAGTTATCGGTTTTTGCATATTGTCTACATGAATATTGTCGCCGGCACTGCCCCGTCCAATCCATAGATATATATCGGAAAGTACGATTGCAAATTTATATTTTGGGTTATCTGAATCCTGCGCTCCGAGGAGTGTGCCGTCAGCGGAGGCGCCGAACTTAACCTCTATGTCGCTGCTTGCGCCGTACCTGTAGCCCGTGTCGATATACTGCGTGCCCGAGGACTGCAAATAATCGACTGCGGTAAAACCTTCGGGTAACGGGGCAACTGCTTTTTGAAATATCATCAATCTACGTCTGCTCACGTTCCGTCACCGACCTTCTGAGCCGCCAGAACCTTGTCCTTGAAGCTGAGCTCCCACGTCTCGCCGTTTTTGAAATCGGGAGCTGTGCCGATATATTTTGTCTCGGCGGGAAGTGTGACGGTGATTGTCCCGCTCGCAGCGAAGGTCAGGCGCATCCAGCACTCAAAGTCACCTGCCGGGTAGGTTAAGGTTAAGGTCGTGACATCGGCGAGGCGGTACTCGGTGTTGTCGGCGAGGGTTATGTTTGAGCCTGTGGCGTGGGTGTGGGATTTTGTAACGAGCTCGTCGAGTGCCGCCTTAACATTTGCGACAGCCGGCATCGCGGCGTTTGAGTAGATAACATCGTATGCTGTGATTGAGCCTATTGAAAACTCCCATTTACTTTCATTTTCGACCTTATACACGGACGAAAATATAACTCGACTATATAAGAACGTGCCAAAATAATAGGTGTTGCCTTGAGTGCCCTGAAGCATTGGCAACTCGTAAAAGACACCGCTTTCAGAAGCAATTACAACGACCCTTTTTTCGGCGGCAACCGCCGCGTCAATTTGCTCAATTGTTTTATCGCAAGCCGTGACCGTATAATTATCGCCGTTGGCTTCGACCGTCATTTTGATTATGAAGTCGCCTCCGCCACCGCCGCCACCAATGGCCATGCCGTTATAAGTGGGTTTTCCGTCGTCACCTTCCGCGAACTTATCTAAAACAGACTTATTGTCATGCGAATGCCGTGCGGCAGTGTTAAGAGCTATTTCGGCGGCAAGGCTGTGTGAGAGCCGCTCTGTCCCGTCGGGGATTGACACTTTGGCCGTGCCCGTTATCATGGGCGCATAGCCGACTATCTCACCCGCTCGGAATGCGACAAGCTGCGCTGCCATGTTGCCGGGCTCTGGCACGATATCGCTCGTGATTTTGACCGTCACATAGCCGTTCGTAGGAGTCAACAGCTCGGTTTGCAAATACTCGCCGACGGTCGATTCAAAGTAGACACGATAGCTGTCTGCGCCCTCGAGCTCGGCGGGAACGGGTAGAGACAGCTCTGTGAAGTTGTTCTCTGCCCGATATCCAACGTCATACCCGCGTGGGCGGGCATAATCAACCGTTATCTTTCTCGTTTGCATCTTCCTCTACCCCCTCCGAGAGCTCGGTCAAAAGTTCGATTTTGCCGCAGATTTTAGCGAGCTCAACCTTGTTGACTTCGAGCTGCCGCATTATCTGAGAATTATTTTGCTGTAGAGCTTCGCCCTGCGCTCTAAGCTCCGCGAGCTTTTGATTGATTTCTGATTTTGTCATGTTGCCGCCTCCTATACGAAGTTAATCGTTTTGGTGCCGAGAGTCTCCGACCAGAACATTATTTTGTCTTGCTTGAACGTCACTCGATATTTGCGCCCTTGTGAATCATATAACTGCACTTCGGCACGGTCGGTATCGCCCGCAAATAAGTCGGCGCGGACATGGTCATTACCATCGGAATCACGCACTCTAACGGCGAATGAGGGATAACTGCCGCCTGCGGAGGTTATCGCTGCACCGAAATCTGTCGTGAAATCGTTTCCTGCTTTTGTCCCCGACGCCCGAAATGAAAGATATTCTTGCGGGTCGGTCGTGTAGCAGTACTCATTGACATGAATCCTGCGCCTTATATAGGTCGTGTCTTTCTCAATTCGTGCGTATGTCGTGTTCCACTCGTGCTGCAAGCTGCTGTTGCCGTCGGTGGAGTCGGTAGGAATATATGAACGAGTGTCCTCATTGGACGAGCCGAATTTAAAGCCCGCGCTCGTCTTGCCGGAAAGCGTATAATCCTGCGTTGCCATTGTCGCGTACCACTTATAGTCGTCCTTTGAGGAATAGCAGCGAGTGTTGGCCATATCAAAGAACTGCTGCGTGTCGTTGCCGCTCTTATACGACAGGCGCAAGACTCCCGACGATAGGTCAGCGACGTAGCCGCTTGAGCCCGTAACCGTGAAACTACCGCCCTCTGTCGTCGTGCGCGTCACTTTAAGGTTGTGAAAAGCATACCAGCCGAGCGTTACAGCTTGGTCAATCTGCGTTCCTTTTTTATGTGTTGCAACGCAAATTCGAAAACGTTCGGGCGTATAACCCGGAGCATATATTCTCCCGGTTGTGTCAATCGTCGTCACTCTCGTGTCGTCGAAAGAGGGCGGAATTACCGTCGCACACACCGACGACATCGCTGTCTCTCCGGCATCGTTCTTATACATGACCTGTATCCATGCGACGACATCCAACCGCGCACCGTTGCCGAATGCTCGGTTATAGCCCTCTCCCGTCAAGTGAAACACATCGCCTTTTTGGCAGCTTTGCCACGCGCTCGACGCCTGATAATATGGGCTTGTTGTCGGAAAGCTCGTAGGAGTTAGCCAGTCGGCAGTTATATACGGCTTGTGCTCGTCTTCGGCGGCGTATTCTGACGCCGATTTCCAACCCAAAGAGCTTGCGTTGCTCGAGGTGAGCTCGGTGTAATAGCTTTGTTCGCTTGCACCTTGCAGATTAATACTTCCGCCGGATATATCTATGTCTGATGCGGATATGTGGCCTGTGTCAAGATTAAATGAGAATTGACCGTTCACCGACTGCATGATACCGGCTTTGATGATGTTAGCCGTCAATGTTCCGGTGTCAATAAAGTCGGCGACGAAGTGACCGTCCTGCGTGATTGCGGTTTTATACGGTCCGTTGTAGCCTGTAGGCGAATAACCGAGGCCGGACAAATTCCACCGCCATATTTTTTTTGCTGTGCTTACGTCCGTAGTGTCCATTATCAACTGTTCCTGCGGATTCTCCGACGGGTTAAGCCTGATATGTCCGCCGCTGTTGCCCGTGATTGCCGCTGTTGCGTCGGCTATTGCCTTCTCATATGCGGCAGTTATCTCCGACTTGCTCAAGATCGCTAAGTTTTTCGCGTCGGCGGCTTCCTGAACCGTCTGACGGATGACGTCCGCAAAATTCGCACGTGGCGAGCCGAGCTCTATCGAGGTGTACCGTTCGCGTAAGACGTCGTAAGTCGTCTTGATGACCTTTGCCTTAATGTCGATTTCCAGGTCTTTGTGATAGATTTTTACCGTATCACAAAGATTGACCGCTTCGAGCGCCGAGAAGCTCGCATATTCCGGCGACTGCGACAAGTCTACAAAGGACACGGTCATGGACACGCTCGGGGAGTTGATGTCATTTTTTGCGACATAGGCCGAGACAGCCGAGTCAAGCTTCGCCTGCGTGATTTCGTCGCCCGAAAAATCGGACGAAAAGTCGCGTATCAGCGTTTTGGCGTTTATACCGCTTGAATTTGTCACTGACACATAGCTTTTTAAATCGATATCGTCATTCTTGACGTAGCCGTATATGCCCGTGTATGCACTATCCATGTCAATTTCGCATTTCAAATCGGTCATGTTGCGACCGTATGAAATTCTAACCCCGCGATCCTGTCCGCGCGATTTGTGTAATTTTATTGTATAATTGTCAAATTCGTATTCTCCGCCGTAGGTCTGCAAAATCGAGCCCTGCACACCGCCGAGAGCCGCACGGGCTGAAACGTTCGCGAGCGAGATTGACGACGAAAGCGCTATGTCTGTCGGCGCCGCCGAAAATCCCGTATCTTTCCCGAGCTGATTTTTTGCAGCAGTCAAAACGGCGTTAATGGCCACTTGCGCGTTGCCCGACGCTGAGACGGTCGGCACCGGATAGCCCGAAAGGGCATAGCTGACGTGGTCGCAGCTGACCGTGAACATTCCGTTTATAGGCTTTGACACTTTTCTGATATGGAAAAGCTGATTGTCGCCCGTCGAGTTCGGCTTTGCTTTTATATAGCGGTCGATAACCAAATCAGCCGCATAAGTTCCGAGCATTGGATATTGAAGCTCGAGCTCATATATGCCGTTTCGCTCTTCTGTGCAGCGGCAGCTGATTGCTTCGGCGAGCCAGCCTATTTTAGTTTTTGCGTCTTGTTTTAATAAAATCGGTATCATACGCGCCTCCAGTGAGGGATGATTTCAACCTTTGAAACCGTGCCCGTCCATGAAACCGTGTTGTCACCCGGAACGAGCTCCGGGAACGTGTCGAAATTCGCGCGGTCGGACTTGCCGCTGGCGCCTGTGTAAACCATTTGCAGATCGCTGTCGCACTCGATATAGCTGCCGATGTTTAAGAACGGAAAGGCTTGACCGCCAATCGAAAGCGTGATATTCCCGCTTCCTGTGATTTTGATATATGGCAAAGATGAATAAGCCGTCGGATTTGTGATTTGGCCTGCTGCCGTCAGCGTCGTTTTCACGTCGCCGGAATTTAAAAATCGGAACGGTTTGCAGTTGAAAACGAGCTTTGCCGTTCCGAAATTTAATATTTGCTCGTCCCAATCCTGCCCGCTCGTGCAGACCGCCAAACGATAGCAGTCTGTCTCCGAGCTGTCGATGAGTTTCGCATATGACGGCGCTCCGAAAAGGCACTCGGCGATAGCGTCGCGGTTTGCCGCGATGTCTTTACAGCCGACGGTGTAGGTGATTTCGACATTTTCGAGCTCGTCAATGCTTGAGTTTACGATCAGCATTCCGGCACGGCCGGGAATTTTCTGCAAATCATAAGGCCGCGCCGGGGTTTTGTTGATTGTTGCTTTTTCGACGATAAGACCGAGGTCGCTCGATTTTTTTGAATTGAAAGTGAAACTACGCATAGGCCCGCTCCTTCCTGCGCATCTCGTCGTAGATTTCCTCGGCGATGCGCGAAGCGAGAGCCCTCACATCGCCCCCGCTGTCTGCGGCGTTTATGGTGACATTAAAGTTATAGACTTTATTGCCGCCGCTGGCTGCCGCCTGCGCTCGGCGCGCCGTGAAATTCCCGGTTGCGTTGATATCGACGTCCATAGGAATGGAGTCGGTCATTCTCTTGGCGACGTCACGCATCGTGGTCTCAAAACCGACGCCGACGCCGAGAGCCATATTCTTACCGATTTGGTCGCGGAAGACGGTCGACGGTGAGTGTATGCCGAGCACTGCTTTCAGAGCGTCGGTAACGGCCGAGCCGAGAGACCTGATCTTTCGGATAAGCCAGTCGCGCATATTCTGAATACCGTTCCACAGACCCTCGAGAAGATTCTTGCCGATGCCGGCAAACACGGTAGACGGCGAGTGAATGCCGAAAAGATTTTTCAAGCCGTCAATCATCGCGCGGCCGACTTTCTTGATAGCGTCGACAACGAGACCCCTGTTATCCCACAAACCCCTGACAAGGCCGCCGATTAGCTGAAACGCTGCGTTAACGAGTCGCGGTGCATTCGATATCAGCCCCGCTGACAGCTCTATCACGATTTTTATAGCTGAGTTAATGATTTTCGAAAGATTATCATCTCGCAAAAGAGCATTAACGAGCGAGTCAACCAGCGTGAACGCCGCGTTTATGATTTTGTCAAAATTGTCGGCGAGCGCTTCAACGAGAACGACGACTAAAGTGACCGCTGCCTGCATTATCGGGTCGAGGTTGGCGACGATGCCGTCAACCAACGTAAAGACCACATCGACCGCGCCCGAGAGAATCGGCGCGAGATTTGCGACAAGGCCGTCGAGCAGAGTGTTGACCATCTGAGCGCCCGTCGTCAGCAGCAGCGGCGCCTGCTCGAGAATGGCATTGACGACCTGCTGGACTATCGGAGCCGCGTTCCTGATGACCGCCTGAACGGAGTTGAGCAGGTTCATGATCATCGGCGCCAAATCGGCCTCGCTGTTTCCGAGGTTTTCTTTCAACGTTTGAAGTGCCGACTTCGCCATGCCGATTGAGCCGGTAAGCGTCTCCTCGGCTTCGCGCGCGAAATTGCCTGCATACTGCTCCGTTTTTTCAAAAAACATCTGCATCGCAAGCTCGGCTTTTTCGGCGTTCGATGCTTTGTTCCAGACAAAGTTGATGCCCTTGCCGGCAGCATATGCCTGCAAGGTCGTCGCGTTCATAGCCACGCCGAGGTTGTCCATCATCGTGAAGTTGCCTTTTGCAGCTCCGGCGATAGATTCAAGTGCCTGCGATGTATCAATGCCCATAACGGACGCGACATCGGTCGCCCGCTGCATAGCTCGAGTTGTCAGTTCAAGGCTTCTCTGTTGCGACAATCCGGAGCCTTGGAACAGCGAGCCCATCTTGTTGGCCGTTGCGAGATATTCACTTTGAGCGACCACCCATGTTTTTATAAGCTTCGCGGCTTTTTTCAACGAGCGAGTCGGCGTATTGTCCAAATACGGCCTCCGAGCCGCCGAGGTTCTGCTCGAGCTCGCCGAAAGCGGATACAGAATCTTTTACAAAATCCACAACGCCTTTTGCGATGCTTTTGCAGACCGAGGCGACTTTTTTCAAGCCGCTGACAATGACATCACTGATTACATTTACCTTGATAAGGTCGCCGAACTTGATACTCTTTTTCCCGGCTTTTTCGAGACTGTCTCCGACTTCGTTGGTGCTCCGTTTGAAAATGCTCAGTTTTTCTTTGACCTCGGACAGCTTATCTTTCAACTTTCCAAAGACATTGATTTTGTCTTTGAACTTGTCTATTTTGTCGCGGACATCATTTAGACCATCCGCCATGTGTTCAAGCACACCTTTTGGATCCGCCTCTTTTTCAAGCTTGTCCCAGGATTCGCCCAAATCATCAACTTTTTTTGCAGTCTCAGCGAGGTCTGCTTTCGCATAGTTTAACTTTATCTGCCACTCTCGGACAGCTTCGGAGTTCGCACCGAATTTTTGTGTTGCAGTTTCAAGTGCGGCTTGGATAATTCTGATTTTGTCGCGCTGCTCCGCCATCGTCCGACTCAGCGTCGAATATTGTGATGTGCAAAATCCGAGTTCGTTTTTGTTCTGCGCAAACTCTTGTGTGTTTTTCTTCGCCTCTGAGCGCAAAAGTCTCAAGCTGTTATTAACATCTGCAATCGCTTTTTTAAAATCGGCTTCGCCGTCGAGTGTAATCTTCGGTCCGATTCTGTTTTTGCTACTCATCGTCTGCCGCCTCCTTTTTCGTCAAACCGTGCCAAATGCAATAATTATCAAACAAACTCGTGAGCTGCCGCATGGTTAGCCGCCAAGCTTTTTGAAAAGGGAAGCCGAGCAACGCCGTAGCCCTAAAGATCCACAGGTCAATATCGACGATTACTCGGCTGCCGTGTTTTTTGTTTCGATCAAGCCCTCAGCCACTGCGACTGCGTCAACGGCGGCATTCAGCTCGTCATCCTCGGGCAGCTCCTCAGCGGTCGGAAGCGACGCGCCGAACGTCTGCATTAAAACGTCGGTGTATGCCTTGATGTTATTGATGTCAATTTTTCTGCCGACGAACCCCTCCGTGACGTGCTCAAGCTTGTCGTCGTGGTCATCGTTGTAAGCGTCAACGGCGTCGTTAATCAGAACCGCAAGAATCCACTTCAATTCCCGCACTTCGCCCGAAGCGTCAAAGACGTTTTCGAGATCGCCGTACTTTTCCTGAAACTTTTCAATGCAATTGAGCGTCAGGGCAATGTCATATGTTCTGCCGCCGATAGTCAACGGCGTTCTTCTCTCTTTTGTTTCGCATATAATCGCTTTCATAAAAATGCGCGGGCGAGTTTCCCCGCCCGCTCCTCCTTTTTGGTTTATGTGTCGGAGACCGTGATTCCGACCTTGGTTTTAAGCGCGGCGATCGCCTCGGCGGCGGTGGTGTAATAGGTCTTGGTGCGCCACGCTCCGGACTCGTCAGCTACCGCCTTACCCTCTATACTCGAAGTATTAAAGGTGATGCTGTCCCCTTTAGTCGTATGAGTTTCACTCGGAAGCGAAAACTTGACCTTGTGGATGAAATACATTAAGTATTTTCTCACGCCGTCGACAACCTCGACGGAAATGAAGCCATAGCCGCCATAAACAGGTGCGTCGCCGGCCTTAGAGGTCAGTACGACGGGCTTCGGAGTCGTCGAGCCCGTGCCCTCGGTCTTTGTTTCGCCGAACATGCTGACGAACACCTCGGCCGGAATAGTCGAGGTCTCGAGAGTGATGTCGGCGTCTTTGAACTCGGTCTCATATTCTGCGAGCGCATCGTCGGCATAAAGCGAGCCCTCGACCTTGTTCGGTTTTATCTCGGTCTTGACCATTTTGCCGACGAATGCTCCGTTCTCGTAGGTTATCGTCGACTCTGTCTCCGTCTTAATCGGAGCAAAGACAGGCAGAGATGCCTTAAACTGTGCCATTTAAATTAGTCCTCCTCGTCATCAACTACGCCCTCTATCTCGGCATCGACCGCGATTTGAACGTAATTTTTGTCTTCGTCATAAAGCTCCGCTGTCGACGTGACCGTGAAGCCGGCCGTGCGGAGTCGTTTTCTGATTTGTTTTTTGTATTTCTGCGGGTTTTTTCGCGTCCACAGCGACACGCGCACATATGTGCCGTCATACATCGGCTCGTCGTCCGCCCAAAACTCCGGCCGCTCGTCCAAATAGGTGAAGGTGATGTATTCCTCGTCATCGCCGGAATAAAAATTCGGATAAACCTTCATCCCCATGTCGCTAAGTGCGGATATAATCAGCTGATTTACATTCATCCCTCAACCCCCGTCTCACGCCGAAATACCTCCGCCATTGCCGCCTCACATTCAGCGCGGCAGTCGTTGACAGCTTTTGTTAATATCGGCGTCGGCGCTTGTTTTTTTGTTCCGTACTCCAGGTGCGCCAAAATTTCCATGTTTCGCACCGGAGTTCTGCGCTTTTTAATCTTGCCGTGTTTGTCAATATATTTCCTCGACATTCCGGTCGGTCTGACCGTCGCAAGATAAACGCCGCTTTTCGCTTTTTTTGCCCTTGTGCGCTTGACGCTTTTGACCATCGTTCCGGTGCGGCGATGTCCGGCAAGTGCCGCCTTGATGCTTCTTTCCAGTATCGGCGTCGCCGCGTCGACCATTTTCGGGGCATACTTTTCAACCTCCGAGAGCTTGCCGAGACTTCTCAAAAAAGCCGGGTCGATTTCAAAATCAAACTTGCCCATTTCAGTCCACCTTCATGTCGGAACAGTGCAGCTCCGTCAGACCGTCGAGACGGTCATAGACGCGCGTTATCTGCAGTTTCGTTTCGCCGTCATAGACGAATTTGCTGCGGTGGTCAAAAGACCGCGAACGCACAACATAGACCCGCTCGACGTTCATGCCGGCCTGTGCCGCATTATAGAACTCACTCGATTTTGACGACTCCGCGTGCGCCCACAGCGGCAAGCGCCGCTCGGTGTTCTTTTGGTACCCGTCGGCATCCTGCCCGCTCGTCTCAATATAGGCGACTTCAATTCTGCTTTTCAGATACATCGATGCCCGCCTCCGTTCTCAGCTGCAGTGCAAAGCTGTTAAAAAGCTTCTCGGTGTTTGCCGACACTGTGCGGTTCAGCTCGCCGCCGTCGTACATATCACGCACGGCGACGAGCACCAGGAACTGTGCGCGCGGATCCTCAAGGTCGCAGTCGTCGCCGACAGCGGCCGAGAGGAACTTCTCGGCCGCGTCAATGAAGCCTTTTATCATTGCGTTGTCAACATCATCGTCAACACGCAGGAAGCGTTTAGCCTCCGCCAGTGATACGGCCATTTTTACACCGCCTTATCAAGCCTTGCCCGACTGAAGGACAGCAATCTTCTGATTGTTCTCGACTTTCGAGTCTGCCTCAAGCCAGCCGACAACGCCCTTTGCGTTCTTGTCGGCATACTTCTCGTTAAGCACCTGCAGCTCGAGCTGTTTTGCGATTTTGAGCGCCATACCGGAAAAATCACCGTAGAGGACGGGGAAGCCCTCCTGCTCGGTCGCCTCGTCCATAGCGTCGGAGAGGTATACAGGAGATCCGAGTATCTTCCAGCCGAAGCCGTTCTCGATGTCTTTCATGATGTAGTCGTTCTGCGAATTTTTGGTTTTTCTGAGCGCTGTAAAAGTCTTGTTGCTCATAATCCACATCGCGTTCGCCTGATAAATCTGCGGTATCATCGCCTGCATTTCAATCAGCGTGTCGAAGGTAATGCCCGCAAGCGTGTAGGTGGTCAGAGTCATCTTGTTGGTGGTCGATACTGCGCCGGTCATCTTGCCGCTCGTACCGTGGATAAGCTCACGCTCAAGCTTTACGCGAAACGCCTCGGTCATAAGCTCTTCAACTTTGCTGACAATGTTGATATCAGTGTTGTTGATAAGCTTATTCGATATCACGGTCAGCGCGCCGAGGACATAACCGGACAGGTCCACACTTGTAAACTTGCCCTGGCCTGCGGTCAGCGCGGTGAACTCGTCACCCTGATAGGCAGCGGCGATATCACCGGTCGGCGAATCGGCAGAGGCGTCGGTACCGTAGACAGGTATGGACAGATCGCCCTTCGTGTAGTACTTTGTGGCCCTTTCGATAATCGGCGACACATTGACTATGTCAGTGATTATCTTGTTCGCGATAGTCTTCGGGATGATGGCTCCGTTCGAGCCCTGCGACATTCCCGCCGAGGCCGCCTTTCTCAGATATTCGATGAAGCTCTTCTCTTCGCTGAGATCTGCACCGCCGTTGTCGCCGCGCTCCTCGGGGTCGAGCTCGTCCTGCTCTGCCTCAAAAAGGCGCTTCTCGGTCTCATACTCGCCCTTGAGGTCATCGACCTCGTCGAGGCAAGCCTTGACAAGGTCAACCTCGCCCGCCTCGTTGTGCGTGCGTGCTTCTTCGGTCTTTGACTTGATTTTCGCGAGAATGTCTCTCATTTTTTTATTCATTGTCTGATTCCTCCGTGAAGATAAAATTTTCACTGATGCGAATTGCATCAGCGTATTCTGTGGGATTTTTTGATTTTTCGGGCGGTTCGTCGCCCTCAAACTCCTTAGTTACGCCCGCCGCGCGCTGCGCGGGAACAGCGACAAAAGAGACTTCATAAGCGTCGACGGCACCGATAAGCTTATAAAAGCAGAGCACTCCGTCGTACTTCTTTCCGCGATAGTGTTCGCACCGTCTGGCGTCGCCGCCGCAGATAGAGCACTGCGCAGACTTTACGCTGCACCCGACACTGCACTCCTTTTTGATGCCGCCCTCAATCTCGGCAATGAGCTGCCCGCTCGTCTCCTTGATACAATAGCAGTGTAGGACAAGCTGCTTGTACTCTTCGCCGGTCTTGGCGGTCTCGCCGGGACTGGTTATAACCTCCGCGTCAAAAATCCGGGCGCACTGATTCGTGCTCTGCGGATTGTGGTCGCTTATAACGGTTTTGCCTTTGAAAAGCTCGGCGAGCTGCTCAAGCGTCTCGCCGGAAAATGCCTCATAGTCTCGGTCGATTTCATTATCACAGGCGACCATTTTAAAGGCGAAAACTTCGTCAGCGGTCAGCTCTTTCAGCGTACAGGCGTTGATTTTCGCCATTTTGTCATCGTCAAGCTCAAGGCTCTTGACAATGGCGCATTTGTCAATTTTCATCTTTTTCACCTCCTTTGGCGTACTGTATTCCGGCTTGCGTCAGCGGCAGCATGGATCCGTTACAGATTAGCTGGTCGCCGCCCGGACGCTCGCCTTTATCCAAGTAGGCACGCGCCTCATTTGGTGTGTAGATGGCGTTCTGTACTGCGGTCGCCATAGCTTCAAGCTGCGTCTTAAAGTCGGCGCGAAGAATAACGGCCGCGTTGAATTTTGCAAAATACCCGCTCGCGATATCCTCATCGCTCAAAAGCTTGTATGTGACCTCGTCCTCGTACTGCTTCAAGATGTACAAAAGCGTATCAATGTAAAAAGCAAGCTGCTGCTGCTCGGCGGCGGCGTAGCTTGCTTTTTCGTAGTCGTTAATCTGATTCGGTTTGATTCCAAAGGCGGCGGCAATTTGCAGTGCCGAGTATTTTTTCAGCTCGATAAACTGATTATCAGCGAGCTTCATATTCAGCGGCTGTATGGTTGACCCCGCCGGAATCGGTACGAGGTTTTTGACCGTGTCGACCTTTCCGGTGATATACTCTTCAATCTTCGTGGTATATCGCTTCTCAAGCTCGTCGTTCAGGTTGCCGGTATACTGCAGGACGGCCTTCGCGGTAAAACCGTTTTTGTACATCTCATTCAACATCTTCTGCCCGCGCATGTTCCCGCCGAGCGTGGTGCTCAGCTGGTCCCGGACACTTAGGCCGGTAACACCGTCAAACGAGACCGAGGTACGGAAGTGCATAATGCTGTCGTGCGGGATTCTGACGGTCTCGCCGCTTTTCGGATTGTGGAAAAGATACCAGATAGCACCTTTCTTTCTGTTCCAGATTCCTTTATCGTCGCAGTATATCTCCACGCTCTCCGGCGGCAGGCACCACAGGTTTGTGTTTTTGCCCGCTCCCGTTATCCACACATACGCGTTTCCGTAGTGGTTTCGGTTGATTTCGATCGTCGACCAAAAGTGCGTCGCGGTCATGTACGGATTCGGACGAATCGCAAGCAGACGGTAAAGCTCGTGCTTCTTCGCAGTCTCAATTCCACCGCCGGAAGTCGTGCGCATGATTTTAAACGGCATCTTTCCGATAGCTTCCGACAGAATTTTCAGACAAGCGAAATATGTAGCTTCGCCTAAAGCGTCGCCGTCGTCGCTGATTCCCAAAAAGTCAAGCAGCGCCTGCCGCTCGACCGTCTGCTGGTCGCCTGCACTTTTTCGTTTGAACAAAGGCATTAAGCCCACCCCATTTTCTTCAAATAATCTTCGACCACCGTTTCATAGTCCGGCGTCTCTTCTTTGCTGGATTTTCGATACGCGACATGCGCGTCGATAATAGCGTCGACGACATCGATGCGCGCGTGCCGTGCGTTCACTTCCTTGTCGACTTTGATTTCGCCAAAAGAGTTTTTCGTCTTTTTCGCGTTGACAATAGACCACGACATCAGCGCGTTCCGCTGGTCGTAAAGCACATTTCCGGCTTTGACCTCAAGTGCAAAGTCAACCGTCGTGTCCGACAGAAAACGTGCCGACTGCTTAACTTCAAGCAACGGCGCGCCGAGCGTATCAAGTTCTTCCAAAAATGCGTCCGCATTGTGCGGGTCATATCCGATGCAGGCGATGTTGATTTCAAACTTTTCCTGCAGTTCTTTCAGATCCGCTACGATTTGCAGATAGTCGTTTTTCAGACCGCCGACCGCTTCGGACGGCGTAAGCAAGCCGGACTTAGCCCACACATCATACGGCGCGGTGTCCGTGATGATATGTTCTTCAAGTCGCTTGGCCGGAATGTAGGAATGTGACCAGACATATATCTTTCCATCGTCAAGCGGAAAGAGCAGCGCAAGCGAGGTCAGATCGCCGCCGCTCGAAAGGTCAAGCCCGGCGAAACATCTGCGGCCGCGCATATTTTCAATCGTCATTTCCGTCCGGCCGAGCTTCCACTCGTTCGGAGTGATGTACTGCGTATCGCCGTATTCATACCACAGATTTTGACGTTTTGTCATATAGTCGGACATTTCAAAACCGCCCATCTGTTTCGCCGTCTGCGCATCGCGTCGAAGCTGTTCAAGGGCACTCGGAACTGTGACGAGGTGCGGGTTCGCTTTAAACCACACGCTCTCGTCAAAAGGATCATCCTCTTTGTCAAGCGTATAAATGTCAACAAAAAAGTCGTCGGCTTCCGCCGTGCCGGCAAGTATCTGCAGGCAATAATCGTCCATCTCTCGGCAGAAGCTGTTTAGGCTTTTTCCGCGCGTGGTGATCATTGATATCAAAGCCTCGTTAAGCGAAGCTTGACCGTTGTACAGGGCTTTATAAATTCCGTTGTCCTTGTGCTGATGAATTTCATCGACGGAACAGAAGATTGCGCGAAATCCATCGTCAAGCCCGCTCTCCCTCGAAAGTGCTTCAATCGTGCATCCGGTTCGCTTGGCGATGATAAGGCTTTTGTAATCCTTGACGTCAAAAAGCGCTTGAAGGTCTTTGTCAATCAAGATGAATTTTTGAATTTCCTCCCAGGCTATTCGCGCCTGTCGCTTTTTTGTTGCCGCAGTGAAAAGTTTGCCGAAGTTATATCCGCCCCAGTTCGCGATGAACGAGCCGGTGATACCGTTTTCGAAGGTCTTGCCGTTCTGTCTTGCGACGGATTTGTATTTTCGGCGAATACGTCGAAAGCCCGTCTCGGCATGAACCCAACCGAACGGCACGCCAAGGTCAAAATATTGAAAGTCGTGCAGCTTAACCGGGCGAGGCTGCGCACCTTCGGCAATCGTCAGCATTTCGGCATACCGCAAAATCTTCTCCGACTTCTCCGGTCGCCAAACATACGGGAACTCTTCCGTGCCCTGCTTGGCGAGCTCGTTCAAGTGCCGTTCGCACGCCATTCGGTGCGTAAGGCAGGACGGTTCCTGCCCGGAGACCACCCGCTCAGCGTGGAGAGTCGCTCTATCCTGCACTCTCATCACCGCGTTCATCCTCGCCGAAAAGGTCGAACTTGTTCTCCGGTTCTTTCGGCTTTTTCGGGATAACAAGCTTGCATCTGCTCGATACTGTCATGCCGAAATCCGCTGCAAATTGCTGGCAAATTTTGAGGTATTTTGCCAGCAAATTCAGCGTTTTTTCGTACTGTTCAAACGGCATTTCTTTCTTTAACCGCTTGCGGATTTTCTGCAAAGTTTCTTCGGCGATTATGTAGCGTCCAAGCGCCTCGGAATCAATATCGGCATATAGTCCGATGTCGGCGAGTTGCTTCGCGATATAATTGAATCTATTTTTTTGTTTCTTTGAGAGACAATTTGGCGGTTCGATTTTCGTGCATGGTGCAGACACTTCCGCCGCCTTTCTCTCTTCAATTTCGTCTTTGCTCAAGTGCGATTTGCCGTTCAGGACCAATAGGTCAATAGGCTGTCTCGGGCGCCCTGCCATGTGCTCACTTCCTTGATTTTTATTTTCGGCGTTTTTGCTGCAAAGAGGAGGCCGGGTGACGGGTTACCGCAAAAGCGTCAAACTTTTTTCACACCCCCGTGGGGCAGAGACACGCCCGCTCGGTCTGCCCTGTTGTGGCATGCCTTGCACAGCGAGATACAGTTTGACGGATCGAATCGCTTGTTCCAATCCTGCTTAACGCGGACGATGTGATGCACATCCGAAGCCACTGACAAGCGACCGTTCGCCGCGCAGTTAACACACAGATAGTGGTCTCGTGCGAGTATGCCTTGGCGGAATCTCCGCCACTGGCGCGAGTTGTAAAAGGCTTCCGCCTTGGCATCCATCTCTTCGCTGTCGTCAATCTTGAGCTCTTCTCTTGTTGCTTTCCTCTCCGGCTTACATTCGGCGCAGTACGTCTCGCCGAGCGGTATGACTGCGCCGCACTTTGCACAGAGCTTATAAAACATCCTGCTCCTCCTTTGCAGTTGACTGCAAAGCGCACCCCCGAAGGAGTGCGCCCGCACCTGCCCCTCGCCGGACTCGAACCGGCGTCCCGACCACAAAGTCATACGATCGGGCTCTTGCCCATTAAGTTAAAGAGGCATAGAAAGAACACCTCTCGGCTCACAGAGAGGTGTCTCAAAAAGGAGATGACAGCGCACGGAATTAAACCGCGCCTCGGGGGTCATTCGCCCCGGAGATAACCATATCCTGACATGTTGCTCGGATTTGGCATCCTGGGACACGTCGCTGAGAGGTGCGGATGGTCTGACGTACCGAGCTTGTGGCATGACCCACACGCCCCCGCTGTACACACGGGCTTTTTTGGGCGGAACAAAGGACTCGAACCTTTGATGCACTTATGCGCATATCACCTGAACGCTCCGCATAAAAGCCCTGCTATTGTACCCGCCGCAGGGCAAGGCGGGGAAAGGAGAAAAGAAAAGAAAAGAAACCTTTTCGGAGTTGTTATCTTTTTCCATTTTAAATTTTAGAACAAAACAATGTGCCATGTGTGCCAACTTTTAGCCGTTGGAGATATACCGATAACAGACATGTTTCACGCTGTATGAGCTGCCGCCGGTGATGTCAGCAACTTCTTCCCACTTGAGTTTGTCAATAAAGCGCAAGGTAAATATCTGCCTGGTATAGCTGTCCGGGATCTCGGCGATATAAAGCTCGAGCTTCACCCGCTCCTGCATTCGCTTCTCAATTTTGGCATGAATGACCGCCTCGAGGTCGGCTATCTCAACCGCACAACGCTCAAGCATGTTCTCATGGTTCGGGCCTTTCGGCATACCGTCATATTTTGGAGACCTGGGACTCGACAAGTCGGACCGAAACTGCGCGAGCCGTTCTCGGTCGAGCTCGATTTCCTTGTCTAAGTAATATAGCTGTGAAAGCTCGTGCAAAGTCATTTGGTTTTACCTCCATCCATTTTTACACCACAATACAAACAATAAAAAAACTCACGGTCTATTGGTGTTTCTCTTCCAGTCGCGATGTCTATACTGTGATGACATTCAGAACAATAATAATTACCATCGTCAGGGTTGTTGTACATCTTAATCCATTCGCCATGTTTAATCTCTTGTACATCAGCGGCAGGAGCTTCTTTTAAAATTTTAACAGCGGCATTCCAGCCGTCCGCATAACCCTTGTTCTCAAAAATATCTCGGTTACACAAGCCTATCCCGAGTGCAGCACGATCAATATAATCGCTCATTTTTTACCTCCATCCATTTTTGCGCCGCTGTTTGGGCAATAATGGAACCCTGTAACTTGCGGCGGTATCGTATTGTCCTCTCTTTCCACCCAACGACCGCAAACCGAGCAATAATATGCGGAGTCGGGTGTAGGTATCGTCCTTTTTCATTTGCCGTGTTTAACCGCTTGTACATCAGCGGCGGGAGCCGACCTTATGCAAAGGTCTACGATAATATCGACTGCCTCGCGGCGGATATTTCTTTCATAAGTTCCATAACCGCCGTTATACCAAGGAGACTTTTTAAGTTCTTTTATTTCTGCCAAAAGCAAATCACGCTTGATATAATCACTCATTTTGTTTTTTCTCCTCTTCGTCGCAAAACTTGACACATTTACAAGGCTTTAAAAAGCTGACATCCGTCAGCAGTTTTTCCTTTTTCTCGGTCGATTCGGCGGCTCGTCTTCGGGCTCCTTTATATATTTAAAACACATATAACCGAATCTGTTTTGTATGCACTCCACAAGGCGATAGCCTTTCGGGGCGATTGGCGGGCTGTCCGGGCTGTAGCTCCGGAGCGCGACTTTTGCGTCCTCGCTGGCCGGCTGCCGCATGTTGCGGGTCGATAGATATCTATGTTTAGTGCCCTGCTCGGGCGTCCAATGGTCGAATAAGTAATTGGCAAGACCTGTGTAATCGCAACCGTGGTCTATACCGTTATAATAGTTGTGTCGGCGCAGGTGCTCTATCTGCACGATATCGCCATAGATCCACTGCGCTTTAATGATCTCTTCCGGCACGCCGTCGGAGACCATGTGGAAATGTATTCTCTTTGTGTTTCTGCCGCGTCCCATATAAAGGTTGATTTTCGCTTCGGGGCACGCGTATTGTAGTCTGCGTTTATATAATGTACGCAACCGGCGCGCCTCGCCCCAGTCGTGTACTTCGTGGTCATTGTCAAAGGTAAGAGTGGAATATAGGGAAGTCGGCGAGAAATTCTCGTTGAAAACTCGCGCGTGCTTCCGTCTCGCGATCATTAAATTGTGACGCTCACGCTCCTCGTCCGTGCGGAGCACCGGCTTGTACTGCGATTTTGCGACATTGGCGGTGCGGTCAGAAACCGTGTAGACTTCCTGCTCGCAAACCGCGCCGGAAAATATTCGTTTCTTGACTCGCACCGCTTTTCACATCCTCATTTCAAATTTTCGTATTTTATCGAACTCATCGACGAAAGCTCGTCGAGATATCCGACAGTGTTCTCCGTCAGCACCCGCGTTGTGCTGATTGGGATAATCGCCATCACAAAGAATCCGGCTTTCGCCGCAAAGAACGCGCCGGCCGCGGTCTGACGGTAGTACAGCTCGAACTCGTCCACATCAAGCGGCTCGAGATATTTTGACTCGACAAACTCTATTCCGGCCGAAGTCTTATATGGTATATAGTCGTAAGAGCCTATCCGCAGAGATATCGGCAGAGGATCGCAGCGCTCTTCTCCGTCAAATTCGTCTTTGACCATCTTCAAAAACGCTTCCGGCGGCTCGGCGGTGTATCGCTGCACGATTTTGTCCGCCTGCGTCGGTGTGATATCGAAAGATGTCATAAGCGAGTCGATTGAAAACACCGGGCAGTCGTTAAGATAGTAGGCGGCGAGGCCGTCGCCGAGCATCTGCGTTGTCATATCGTACAGCGATATGTGCTTATTCGCCTTGCACAGACTTATAATTTTTTTGATTTTCATAAAAAGTTCCTTTCTGCTTTATTAAATCGATGTCATCCGCCCGCACGTTCCAGTCCTTTTTTGCCTCATCGCGCTCGTCGACGCCCACCAAAAGCCCACCGTCGGAATTGATTTGAAGTTCAAATTTATATTTTTTCGGAATGGAAGCTCCACATTCTTGACATTTGATGCAGAACACCCAGCCTCTAATCGCGCCCCTTTCGGTGGACGCTGTCGCCACATATTTTGCCGGTGCTCCGCAAAACGGGCACCTTCTCAATGGCTCGCTTTGCGACTCAAACTCAAACATCGTAAGCACCTCCGTTTTTCGAGGTAAAAGGGTTCGTTATCCATTGTTATTCCTCCATCGGTTCGTTCCAACATTCCTTGTTCCAACATTCCTTGTTCCAACATTCATCGCATTCTAACACTGGACACTCTCCGCCGTAAATTCTTTCTCTGCATACAAACGGGGTTCCATCTGAGTTGCGCCGCGCTTTCGGGAACTTCTCAAAGAAGTCCTGCGCGTATGTTTTCTTCGGCTGTTCGTCGCTCCATTTTTGCACAGTTTCGATTGCCGTTTTAATATCCTTATCACGGATTTTTGAATGCATGAGCTTGCAAACCCCAAACATCGGGCAGTCCTCTTTATTAGCCGCATTAGCCACGCACTCATCACGTGAGCCACAAAGTCTTTTGAGTTCGTGTAAAAAGTTTATTGTTTTGCTGCAATCCATTTTTAAATCTCCTTTACTGTTATTTCTGTTCGCGGGTTTTCTTTGTCATAGCTCCCGAAGAGCTGAAGCTCAACATTTGAAAAGCTGTCATCTTCTGCCTTGTGCGGATCCGCGCCCCTCGGGGACTATCTCTCCGCAACAAACACATCTGTCTGCATTAGCCATTTTCAACCCTCCTATTCCATGCTTTGATTTCTTGTTCTTTGGTTGAGTGCATTTCGGTGAAAGAACTGCACACGCAAGCTCCCACTGCTTTTGATCTTGATAAAATAAAATATTCGCCGCAAGCATATCCGATTTCGGGCACTTCGCCGCATTGCGGACACGGCTTTAAATCAAGCATCGCAACCACCTCCGTTGCAGGCGTATTCTTTCAGCGCGGCGGCGGCTTGCGCCATAACGCTCTCGATGCACGCGCTCGACATGACTTCGCCGTCGTTGTGCGCCGGGCAGACCTGGCATGCGCCCTCTTTGCCGGATCCGCAAATCTCCGCCGCTTCTATAAGCTGTTCAAGCGTCAGGGTTTTCACAGTTTTCAACCTCCTTTGCCAGTCCGCATTTCAGCGGGCTGTTGTAACAAGGGTTTTTACAAGTGCCAATTTTCTGACACTGGAAACAGCAGTAATTCCCGCGACGGTGATCGCAGTTAAAATGTGTGCACATCAGGATTCCGGCTTTCTTTTTATTCATCGTCCGCCGCCTCCATTAAAAAATCCTTTTAAGATCTCGCGTATAGGCAGAGTTTCGCACGGATGCGCGCAGCTCCACCTTTGTAAGGCCTTGATTGCTTTTTTCATTTTCTCGTCACAATATGGTGACGGTTGGTGGCAAAAACCATATAACGGGCATATATCATCCTCAGATGTCCAGCACTTTCCGCGAGAAGCACAGAGCCTTTGCTTTTCGTAAAAAAAATTTATCGTTTTGTTGCAATTCAGAATCAGCTTCACACTCAACCCTCCTGCAGCAGCGCTCCGAGCTTCTGCATCGCTGCGCGAAGCTTGGCGGCGGTGGTCTCGTCATCCATTGATGCGATGATATCGCGCATGACATTGATATATTTCTGTATGCTGTCAAAGTAGACGCTGAATTTTGCTACTTCCGGCGAGGCGGTCAGCTTCGTGTCTTTCTCGATTTTCTCAAGGCGACCGACCAGCTCGCTTTTCTCTTTTTCGGCGGCGTCGAGCACCGCCTTGTATTTCTTCTCAAGCTCTTCGGAAACTGACTTCTTTGCTTCATCGCGTGCCCGCTCCACGGCTTCGGTGATCGCTTTATCCTTGTCCTTTTTCGCCTTTGCGCGCTCTTTTTCTATCGCAGCGGCAGTGTACTGCTTTATCTCTTCGGCGGTCGGCTCGCGCATGACCGTCGCAGCAGGCTTTTCGGACACCGCTTTCAGCTCCTCGCGCAGGCGGCGGACGGTGTCGGAAAGGTCTTCGTGCTCCCGGCTGTTCTTGGCAAGCTCGTCGCGCTCGGCGGTGATAAGCGTCAACTGCTCCTGCGCCTCGTGCAGCTTGCTGATAGTCTCTTTCAGTTCGCGGGTGGACATCTCCGCGACGTCGTTATTCTCCTCGACTTCCTTGCGTTCGTACCATGGCAGGGCGGCAAGCATTCCGAGCTTCGAGATTCCGAGACTTGCATTCGACTGCAAATATTTCTCGCCGAGCGACTCGAGAGCTTGTATATATGTATAGGCTTGTCGCTGCTTGATACCGACATCCTGCTCGACATACTCTTCAAAGGTCTCGTGCCCGAGCAGAAGATATTTACGCTCGTCGCGCATCCTTTTAAGATTCTGACAAAAGTCCACCATAGCGGACGCGGCAAGGTTGCCTTTTGCGATTATCTCGTAGTGGAGATTTAACGCCTCGTTCTGTTCCTCGCTCAGGTTCCCGCTGAGTTCCATGCTTCTGATTACTTCGTTCATACTTTTCTCCTCTCTCACGCTGCCGCGTGACTCTTTTTCTTTTTATTTCTGATGTACCCGCTCCACGCCTCGACAAAAGCCTCGACCTCCGGGGTCTTGCCGCAGTTGTGCAAGCCACGGCACTGGACGATAGTCTCGGTTTTCGGATTATATTCCAAGGTATAAAAAGGCTTGTCCGGCTCGCTTCTCTTTCTGATAAAAAAGATAACCGTCTGCCCGCTCAGGTGTTTTTTGGCATATGTCGCGACACAATGGTGCAGAGCGCTTCCCTCGTCGATAAGCTCGGCGTGACTTCGCGCCGGGCGAATCAACAGGCCGCCGCTTTCAAAGCCAAAGTCCCGCTCGAGCTTTTTGAGCCGCTTTCCAAACTCTTCCTGCATTCTGCGCGTCTCTTCGAGCTTCTTTTGACGTCTTGCTTCCGCGAGGGCTTCGTTTGTGCGCTGGTGCGCCTGCGCGAGATTCGGCGGCAGGAGGATATCCTCGCGCTTGAGGTCAAGCTTGAGCTTTTCGCAATCTCGCCAGTAGTCGCAAAGCGTGTATATCGTTTCCTCCTGCTTGTCGAGATACTTAACCGCTTTCCGGAAAGGCAAATGCTTCTCGACGTTTTCAATGCTCGTCGAGCCGTATGAGGCATATTTTTTCGCCTGCGCCGGAGTGATTCCGTATGCTTTTGCGATTTGCGCATATTTCACGCCTGCGTCTGTCTTATCCTCAAGCTCGCGGAGCTCTTTCTTGTTGAGACCGAGGGCGGCGGATACTGTCTTTGCCCGTCTGTTTATTTGTGCTTGACAATATTGATGCGAGGCAAAAACCAAAAAGCCTTCTTTAACAAGTTTTTCCACAAGCGCCGGGTTTTTTACAAATCGATCAAGATAGCTGCAAACTTCGACATATCTGCTGTCTGACATGACCGTCTCAATTTGCGCATATTTCAAATTTGTTTTTTTGAAAATCTCGTCGGTAAATCCGTAATAACTTGTATAAATATAGTTTTGCTCCGATGTATAATACGGCTGACCCGCACTCGGCTCGGGTATGGTCGTCATCCTTTTCCAACCGCAGCCGCCATAATAATATGAATAAACTTTATTCCAGGCAACATCTACATCGGTGTTGTAGTAGATTCGGTATCTTTCAAAAAAATCGGTGCCGACGTCTCTAATTTTCCCGCTGTAATCTCGGCGGACAAAGCCCGCTCGAACAAGCACGCCGCCGTCTCTCAATCTGTCGGAAAAAACGACGTATTCCTCGTCGACCAATCTTCCCCGGCCTCGCCCCATGTCGCGGAACTGCACCGGACTCTTGCACGAAGGACAGAAGCCTATTTCCTTGTGCCGTCGATAGATGTTCTCCTCGTCGGCCGGCGTGAAGGTCCTGCCGAGCTCAAGCACCACATCTTGGTGACAGTGCGTGCAATAGCCGTACCTTTTTCCTTTTTCTCGGTATGTAAAAAGATAGCGGCTGTATTTCAAAACCGACTCGTCAATCCACTTCTCTACCTTTTTCGGCAGGCCGTAAATCGACTTGGCAAAAGCCATTTTTTGGGCGTGCCGATACTGTTCTTCGGTGATTTTCTTCGCTTTCTGTCCCATGTCGCCACCTCACAGCAGATCCGCAAGGTCAAGGCTGATAATGTTGTCGGTCTTCGGCTCTTCGGTGATTCCGTAATATTCGCGGATCCAAGAGTAGACCGTTTCATCTTCGACCATCGCGCAGCCGTTCTCGGCATGCTTTCTTGCTTTTCCTGTCACGGCTTTCACACAGTCCGCAAGGCTCTTTTTTTCGTCCGTGACCTTGCCCGCACTGATATCGTCGGTTATAAGCGCATCGATGATATACTGCGCTATGCGCTTCTGATTCGTGCCGCCCTTTTCGCCCTCGGCGTCGATTTTGGCTATTGCCTTTTTCATTAACTCTGTCATTTTTTCCATTTCTCCTTTAAATCGTGTTGATATCGAGTTAGCTCGCCGAAAATTGCATCATAATTTCAAACCGTCGCGCGGTAAATTAGCTCGCGAAAAATTGCGTCCTAATTTCCGGCAACACCTCTGTAAAGTTAGCTCGTCGAAAATTGCATACTAATTTCAAACCGTCGCGCGGTAAATTAGCTCGCTGAAAATTGCGTCCTAATTTCCGGCAACACCTCTGTCGAGTTAGACCTCGAAAAATTACATCATAATTTCAAATATTCCGATATTTCTTCCTTTGCCCGCTCCCACCCGGAGCACCACACGGCGCGGAAGCCCTGTCGCTCAAGCGCTTCAAGCCACCACTGCTGGTCGACCGTCGGCTTGTTTCGGCCGGCTTTCATTTCGATGTACAAGCCGTGGTATTTCCCCCGGGCGACCGGCAGGCAGAGGTCGGGCACACCCTTTTTCATTCCCTGCCGCCGGAGCGCTGCACCGTAAGCCACGCTGCGCTTGCCCTCATTCGGTATGTGGTATAAAAGATTCAGTTCCGGGTGTGCGGCGGATTGGTACTCCGCCCACACAAAAAGCGCTTCCTGCTCCTCGGCCTCGCGGTTCTCTCGCTTGGTCTCGGCGGTTTGGTCGCTGGCCGTGCTGCCGTCGTCCGTCGAGTAGACTGTCAGACTGTCGAGCTCACAGCCGCAGGCGCGACAGAGCTTCAACCCGCTCGCGTTCGCACAATTATATTCTCGCCCGCACTGCGGACACTTGTAGGATTTTATCTTCATTTTGTGCCTCCGTTGACATTTTTCGGCGGCAATGTTATAATATTGACGGTGTCTGATGTTGCCTCGGCAACATCTCCGGGGCGTCCTGTCGCATCAGGGCGTCCTTTTTCATATTTATCGAGCCTCGGCCACAAAGCCCGCTCGATTCGCTCGAGATATTTATTTAACGCTTCGCGGCCGTCGTGGAAGCTCCACTCCGTTTCTTTCGTGCCGTCGGTATATTTCACGGCATATTCGCCTTCTGCACGGTTTGGCCGAAACAGCAGCGTCACAGGCTTCGCGCCGCTGATTTCCGCCCGCGTCACTATTTTGCCGTCAATCATATCTTTGGACCCTCCTTTTTTTGTAGTACGCGCAAAAGTCGTTAGTCGAGGGAATTTCGCGAAACTGCTCAGTTTCATAAGTATAGGCGCAGCACTTCCCGTCCCAGCCTTGACTTGCGCTGTCAATTTTGCGCAGCCAGTAACAATTCTTGCAAATCTTCTTTCTGCGCCACTTCTGCCCGCTCCCGGGCATATCAGCTGTTTTTTCTGTCGAGCTCATCGCGGCCGCTCCTCTTGCTCTTGATGCTTGTTTTAACCTTGTCCTCAAATGCTATAAGTTTGTCCTCACGAATAAAGCCGTAGATTATGAGCACCACGACGGCGATTTCAAAAATCGTTTGAATTGCAAATTTCAGCGCCATTTTCTTCATCCTCCTTATTCTCAAATCGCAGGCGGTCAATTCGGACCGTTGCCATTGACCTGCCTTTTCTGTCCTCAAGCTCGGCGGTGACTGCGAGCTCTCCGTTGATTATGCGATATATGACCGCAGACACTCGGTCATATCTGACATCGCCGACAAGCGGCACAAAGTATATGACCGGCTTGCCGGTGACAAGCGCCTGCTTGACTTCTTCGTTAGTCATCGGCGGCCTCCGTTCATTTGAGAATCAGCGAGCGGAGCATCAAATTCTCCTGCTCGAGCTCCTGCACTCGCTTCTTTAGCACAGCCTTGTCTCCGGAACGGCTGACCCACTCTTCAATTCTTCGAGCTATTACGGACGAGCCGTCTAAATTGGGATAATATAGCGACCTCCCTGTCGTATCCGGGTCAATGCCGACTTGCCTTGAAATGATATCAATAACCGCCCGAGCGGCCTCATAACGCCGGACGAATAAGTCATTGCTTTTGTCCTTGATTCTGCAAAGCGTTGCAAGATCCTCTTTTGGCAGTGTGTCATATCTGTGAGGGTCTTTCTTTTGTGCCAGTGTGCCCTCGTAGCGGTCGAGGACTTCGGCCTCGTTTTTGTCTATTGTGTAAATATAATCACTCATTTTGCCGCCTCCTCAAAAAATCGGTGTCCGCCGATGGTGCAGACATAGGTCTGCGACTCGTGCCAAAGGCTCTGACACAGCGCCGGCGCATAAAAATAAAGTATTTTGCGATCCGTAGCGGTCTCGCCGTCGTCAAAAACCTTGGCGACGGCTTTTTTGACCTCGTCGCTCGGCTCGGGTCGGGCGGCAGTGTAGCCGAAGCTGCGGACGATTTCAAGCGGACGCTTGTCCTCCTGCTCGCAGGCGTTAAGTATGCATTGGGCGACCGCCATCTGACCTATGTACGGCTCGGCTCCCGCCTCAGCCATAACTACCCGCTCGATTTCGTCGCGTTCGGCAGCGGTTAGCGGATATCTTATTTTTGCAGTCAACTCTGTGACCACTTCCGTCTCCAGCAGCGTGGAGGGAGATTTGACATGATACGTCTTTGGTATTGCATTGGCAATCTTCAACATCATCACAAAAAACATTATTACAACCAAGCATATAATTAACATATTCTTAATCATTTTCTACATTCCTTTCTATTCTCTCGGCTCCCGCCTCTGCCATGACTACCCGCTCGATTTCGTTGCGCTCGGCGGCGGTCAGGGCGTATCTGACGCTTGCAGTTGACTGCAAAACCGTTTCCGCCTTTGCCTCCACCGCCGTCTCTGGCTCGGTCGGCTCGACATAATAGACCTCCGGCATCGCGCTTGTTATCTCCGGCAGAGCCGCGAGTATCATAATCGCCACCAGCGCGTCGCCTGTGAGAAAAAATGCCGCTAACTTGCAAGCCGCCAAAATCACCGGAATGTCCGGCACCGTCACGGTTGTGAATGCGCCGACAATTTCCTGCGCGAGCATTATGCTCAACCTTTCAGCCATCTTTGATGCGTTTTCAATTTCTCGCTTTCTGAGCGCACAACAAAAATCCGCGTGAGTCTCCTTTAAGCTTTCGATCATTTTCTTTTCTTCCTTTCTTTTCTTCAAACCGTCTGCCCACTCTCGCGCAAGTGCTCCATATACATGGGCAGCAGCAGCTCGGCCAGCCAGTCAATGTTTTTATTTTCGCACTCCGTCAGCCCGTTTTCCTCGACCGTCAAATCTTCAAAGACCCGCTCCGGCGGGAGAAATGAGCCGTCCGAGTCACGACGCGCTATTATTGCTGTCTGCATTCTTGCCATGATTTACCTCCCAAAAGTTACGCCTACGCAACTTTATCGGCAAAAAAAATAGCTTCTGCCAGCTCTTTGCCGAAAAGCTTCCTGCATAGGTTAATTTCCGTGTACGTAAAATCACTAACCCCGTTGAGCTTTCGGTAAAGCGTTACGGTGGAAATACTAAGGTATTTAGCCATTTCCGTCATGGTGATTCCACGCTCTTTGAGTGCTGCTTCGAATTTTCTTTTGTTGAACATCTTAAAATCACTCCTTGAATGTTGCGTTTACGTAACCACTACGTACTTTGATTATAGCACACAAAAATCACTTGTCAATACGTTTTCGCAACTTTTTTAAAATTATTTTTGTTTTTTGTTGCGTTTTTGTAACACAAATGATATACTATGCTTGAAAGGAGCTGTTATCTATGGATTTTAAAGACTTATTAAAAAGCCGTCGAGAAGAACTTGGCTTAACATTAGAAGACATTGGAAGCGCTGTCGGCGTCTCAAAAGGCACCGTGCAGCGCTGGGAATCCGGAATAATCAAAAATTTAAGACGCGATAAAATTGCTAAACTCTCAAAAGTGCTCAAAATGTCCCCTATTGACCTCATGGGCTGGGACGAGGAACTTGATGAAAAATATCCCGCGCCGAACATAATTGACGATGACGAGGTAGTTACTTTCCCCGTTCTCGGCTGTATCGCGGCAGGATATGAAGAAGTCGCGGTTGAAGATTGGAGCGGAGGTGTTATTGATATTCCGAAGAAATATCTAAAAGGACGCAGCAAAAATGACTTTTTTGTTTTGAAAGTCCACGGAAACTCGATGTACCCGCTCTATCATGAGCATGACAAAGTTCTAATTGCAAAACAGAATTACATAGAAAAGAACGGCGACGTTGGAGCGGTCATCTATGACGGCGAATGTGCTACGCTAAAACGCATAGATGTTTACGATGAAAAGGTCAAGCTCAGTCCCGTCAACCCCGAATATCAGCCGAAGGAACTTAAAGGCGCTGATTTAGAGACGTATCACATTCTCGGCGTGCCGAAGTTGCTCGTTAGAGAAATAAATTAAAAAAAGGAGTGTAAGAAAATGTCAAAAAATTCTTTTTTAAATCGGCCTATTGTCGGAGATACCCCTCAAAGAAAAAAGAAAAAAGGCGGTCTGCGCTGGTGGCATATTTTAATTATTCTTTTTTTGCTCGGCGGCTTTATGTCTTTGGTCGATTCTATCAAGGCGAGTGCGCACCCCGCACTTTATTTCACTTTGCTCGGAATCGCTGTCGTGGCTATTTTGGCGGGTGCGTTTTTCCTGTTTAGACATTTAACAAAGACCCCCGAAACAGAGGAAAAGAATCCGGAGCCTGAACCCGCTCCCAAACCGGTCAAGCAGAAACCGTCCGAAACGACACACAGCGCCTCGGGTCAGCTTTTTATACCGGAAAAAGACAGACAGAACTATCATTTTCTCCCGAACGTTATTGACGATATGGCTCTTAAATACAGTTATGAAGCCCACCTCGTTATGCTCCCCGATGTTTGTGGTGTTGCCGACCTAATCGGAAAAACCGGAAAAAGTCTGGATATAGTCCTTGAGCCGGAAAACGAATACGACCCCCGCGCCGTTGCTCTGTACCTTGAGGAAAAAAAGATAGGGTATGTTCACAAAGGACGCTTGCAGGACATGATTCACGACTGGATTGAGCGTGGAGATGAAATTCGTTGCTGCCTTAAACGATTGACGGCAGAAGATGCATACTTTCTCATAGGTTTTTATAAGGATTTCGATTATTTTAAAGGCCGAACGTTTAAGCTTGTCGGAGTTACCAAGAAGGACGGCGAAGACATCTCGCGTGCAAGAAATGCCGAAGTATTAAGCCCCGGCGATAGCGTGTGGGTATTTGTTGATGATGATAAATACATCGTAACCGACGGCCCTTTAGACTTTGGAGAGCTGCCAAAGGCTGCTATCGAATACGCCGAAGGTGCGAGCAGAATCGTCGGCAAGGTTGAAGAGTGCGATTTTGACGATAACGGAAAGCCCGAAATCTATGTGACTATTTATCCTATAAAATAAAAAAAGACCCGCTCCTGCGGGAACAGGAACGAGTCAGACATCAACCACCAAAAGCGTCAGTAAGTTGATATATTTATTATATCAGCCCGCTCGCCGAAAAGCAAGAAAGCGAGGCTTTTTTTATGGAGAACGCAGTAATTTATGCGAGATATTCGTCGGACAAGCAGACGGAGCAGAGCATTGAGGGACAGCTCAGGATCTGCACTGCCTACGCGGAGCAAAACAACTTTAATATCGTGCATCACTATATCGACAGAGCTATGTCCGGCACGAACGACCGCCGGCCGGAGTTCCAGCAGATGATCTCTGACAGCGCGCGCAAGCAGTTTAAATATATCATAGTTTATAAATTCGACCGCTTCGCACGAAATATGTACGATTCGGCGATTTACGAACACAAGCTTGAGCAGAGCGGCGTTAAAGTGCTTTCTGCAACCGAGCAGGTCGGCGACGGCAACGAGTCGCTGATAGTCAAGGCCGTCCTGCGGGCAATGGCCGAGATGTACTCGCGGCAGCTCAGCGATAATGTCAAGCGCGGAATGAAAGAGAGCGCTTTAAAAGCTAACAGCACCGGCGGGACTATTCCGTTTGGCTATCGGCTCGACGGCAAGAAGCTCGTGCTCGATGAGCGAACCGCGCCGTTTGCAAAGCATATTTTTATGGAATATGCGGCGGGCAAGGCGAAAACGGACATATTGCGCGAGCTCGACCGCGAGGGCTGCCGAAAGAGCAACGGCAAGGCTCTCACCATGCAAAATATTACATATATACTATCGAACGTAAAATATACCGGCGTTTTTAAGTTTAAGGATATTGAAGTTGAGGATGGCTGCCCTGCGCTGGTCAGCAAGGAGACTTTTGACCGCTGCAAAGAGCGAGCTGAGCGCGAAAGGCGCAAATACGGCAAAAGCGCGCAAGAAGTTGACTATCTTCTTGTCGGCAAGCTCTATTGTGGCTACTGCAAAAAACCGATGATTGGCGACAGCGGCACGAGCCGAAACGGTGACAAGCACCACTATTATACCTGCTACACTCGCAAGAGCCGCCGCAGAACCGGCGAAACTTGCCGCAAAAAAAGCGAGAGAAAGGACTTCCTTGAGTGGTACGTCGTCCAGCAAGTCAAGGAGTATATACTTGATAACCGCCGTGTCGAGATAATCGCCGACGCGGTTGTAAAAAAATTTAAGGAGCTGTTTGAAAGCTCCGGCGAAGATGTCATATTAAAACGGCTTCGCAGCATTGACCACGAAGTTGACGACGCCGTTGACGCACTTTTAAAAACAAAAAACCCAGCCGCGATTGATAAAATCAATGCACGGCTGGAAAAGTTGCAAGCTGAACGCGAAAACGCCGAGATTGAACTTGCAAAATTCCGCATAACAAAAAACGTCATCCCCGACCGGGAGGATTTAATTGAATGGCTCAAATCGTTCCAAGGCGACGCCCTCGACCCAGAATATCAAAAGAAGATGATCGACACATTCATAAATGCGATATATCTCTACGACGACAAAGTGGTCATTTGCTTTAACCTTAAAGGCGGCAAGCAGATCTCGGGAATAGAAGAGCTCGAACACTCTGATGAGTTGGACGAGTGTTCGAGCAGCTTACTAAATGGCTCCCCCTGTTGGACTCGAACCAACGACCCTGCGGTTAACAGCCGCATGCTCTACCGACTGAGCTAAGGAGGAATG